TTTCTGTGTTCCTCTTCAATGTAAATCCTATCCATTCTTTCTTGTGGGGTTTCATTGGGATTAATTTGTATGCGCGGTGTTTCCTGTTTTGCATGATTATCTATGTTTTCTCTTTCAAGCCAAGACTTCCATTTTGCGAGAGTCAACCATTGGTTTTTGGAATCGTAGTGAGATTGGCAGGCATTGAACAATGTCTCGTAAGTGATGTTTCTGCCGGAAAACTTCTTTTCAAAGAAGGAGCGCATTTCTTCTGACTCAAAAGACTCATTACGATTCCTGTCTTTAGTGCTTGGAAATTTTTTAATATTGTTGTGTGAGGGGTCTTCCCCCACACACATGTGATCAGTATCTGGATCTGTATCTGGTATAGTTGTCACATTTCTGTGAAATCCATTTCCCCATTCTGTGAAATCCATTTCACATTTCTGTGAAATGCTAAGAAACATACGATTTAGATATTTATCGGTCAATAAATGTTGGAAGTAGAAATAGGCTTTTTTGGTCAACGAATACCATACAGTGCGGTCATATGTGGTGTGATTGTAGTTTCCTTTTTGAACCAGACCATGTTCTACAGAGTTTTTTATCATTATTTCTATCTGTCTTCGGGTGAAATAAGGGAAGTAGTCACAAAGAGCATCCAAAGTGTCATAGCACCAAACTAGACCGTCATGAATATGTTTGTTGTTTGCAAGGTTCTTTTCAGACCAAAAAGCCAAATGACAAAGCCAAAGAGAAATGTTTATGCCAAAGTCTTTTGCTATGTCTATATGGAATGAATGCTGGCGGGGGTCGTAGGTTTCAATTTTTCTTTCTACGGGCTTTCGAGGTGTTCTAGGCTTGTCAGATAAAAAATTTAGAGTGCTTTTGTTTTCTTTTCCAGTTTTCATGGTATTATGGCTCCGTGGTTATGTATATTGATTCGATTGGCGTCAGTCTGTTTACAAGATCACAAACTGTGTTAGTCTCAGCTAATAGACTTGTGACCTATTAGCAATCTCCAAGGACATCCTAGGATGAATCAATCCCAGGTTTTAGGGCATGATGCCCTAAATTTATTTTCTCCCCTATTATATCCCAGAAAACCGTGTTATGATTTTCTTGTTTCATGTTAGATTCCTTTAGTTGTGTGTTGTGGTTAGGTTTTATCATGCAATACTCCTAAGTTGTTGGAAGGCCGGATCGCTCAACACCATCCGGCCTTTTTATTTCTTACTATTGATTAGATCTTTTACAAAATCACGCAACCAATCAGCCGCCTTTGTGCATTCTGTAGCATGAAAGAAAAACGGTTGTGGGTGTACCTGTTGGCCTTGCGGCCTGTCATGAACGGCATTTGCCAAGGTGTTTAATAAATCTTGAGATCTCGCATAATAATCTATATCCATATCATTGTCCCTATCCAATTGAATTAAAAGACTGTAATGCTGCAAACATCATGTCCTGCGCACGCTGCATTCCCAAAACAAAGGCCTCGCCAGATTTGACAGCATCATGGTTGTTGGCTTTTTTGGCGTCAAAGATGCAAGCACGAATAGATTCAAGTTCTTTCCCGAAAGCTATATTCATAACAGAAACAATATCGTTAATATGTATTTCCTTTATCATCTGCCTTTCTCCATAAAACCTCAACTAATGATCTCGTGCCATAAGAAAAGCATAAGCGCATAAAAAACCAGATCCAATACAAAGAAATATAGATTCTTTTCCCGTAAACCCAAAACGGTCGAAAAGCACGCTAAAAACAAGATCAACACCAAAAAACCCTAAAATCCCAACAAAATTATCAGCAATCCAATGTCCTGACCGGTGATACCATCGTGCTTTGATGGATTGGATGCTAATATGCGGAAACCTATCAAAACAAATATGTCCTTTAAGTTCGCAGGGATCCTGCTGTAAACCGCATTCATAACAATAATATCTTTTGTCGAAACATATATCATCAACATCAATCATGATCCGCTCCATTCGGCCTTTAACTCACCTTTTGTTATTTTCTCAAGTTTAAGCTGGGAATATTCAGGGATTTTCCCCCATTTGCACCAATTCCTAAAACTCACGTCCGACATTCCCGTGGCCTTCTTAAACTTGTACGAATTACCATAATATAAAATTAAATCGTTTGGTGTCATTTATTAGTCCTCATTGTTATTAGATAAAATAATTATATATTATTGCTTGACGTATATCAATTTATTTTGTATTATGTCTTTACGCAAACCAGCGTAGACTAACACAGTGAAGAGGTAAAAGAAATGCAACAACTACGTAATATAGACGACCAAGGGCTTTATTTGGAAGCGTCAATTCATGAATTAAACAAGATAAACAAGAAGTTGTCCGGCCTTTTATTATTAAAGGAAGAGCTTACCGAAAAAATCATAGGCGCATTAGGCCACGAACACGAAGGGCAAAAAACATACGAACACCGGGCTTGGAAGATTGAGGTCAAAACCCCTTGCATATATAGCCTTGATAAACGATTATACGAATCAGGCACATATAAGTTGCCGATAGACTACAATCCCATAAAAGAGTCTATTTCGTACAGTATAGACAAAAAATTGTGTGATAGGTTCTTGATGCATGCCCCGCTTGAAATAAAGAGTGTTTTAAGCGAGCTGATTGAGAAAAGGCCAGGAAAGGCCACAGTGACTATCAAGGAGCGCGTATAATGAGCAATACAGTCCTAATCATTGGGCCAACCGGATCGGGGAAAAGCACCTCGATCCGAAACCTAGATCCTAATACCACTTTTATAATTTCAGTCCTCGACAAGCCGCTCCCATTTCGCGGCTACAAAAAGCTTTACAACGAAGAAAAGAAAAATTTCTATTGTTCAGACGATTACAAATCAATCATAGCTTACATAAAGGCAATCAGCGAGCGGCGTCCAGAAATCACCACCCTTATCATCGATGATGCCCATTTCTTGATGGCCAACGAATTTATGGCACGTGCTTGTGAAAAAGGCTATGAACGATTTTCAGAAATTGCCCAGCATATGTGGATGGTGATGAACGAAGTTGTATCTACTAGAGACGACCTTACCTGTTTTGTTTTGTCCCATAATGAAATTGACAATACAGGCATTTCAAAGCCCAAAACCGTAGGCAAGATGCTTGATGACAAAATAACCCTAGAGGCCATGGTCACGGTTTGCCTTCATACCATTGTAAACGATGGGGAGTACAAATTTTTGACACAAAATGACGGTTGTCATGTATGTAAATCGCCCATTGGATTGTTTGAAGACACGCTTATTGACAATGATTTGCTGGCCGTAAAAACAGCAATAGAAAACTATTTTAACGAAGGGGAGAAGGCAGCATGAGTTTCTGGGAATCAAAATTAGGGGTTGTAACGGGCAATGCCGAGGACGCTTTTGCTAAGCAATTTGTTAGGATCCCTGACAACACAATGGCATTGGCAAAAATAAACTCGTTTGTAAACCGGGACAACAACGGCTTTAAATACTTAGAGATTGAATGGTTGATTACAGAGGGAAACCACAAGAGCAAGAAGGTCACCCAAAAAATCAAGTGTATAGACCTAGAGCCGCAAGAGCGTGACCCGGAAAAGCAGGAACGTACGCGCCATCGAAGCCTAAATATGTTAAAGCTTATTTACCAAATGTTTAATGTAAAGCCAAAACATACAGGGATCCCAACCGACATGGATCTGGCGGCTTTTACCGGAAAGCTCGCAGGAATCAAGATAAGGGAAACCGAGCCAAATGCTGAAGGAAAACAATATAACTGGGTTGCAGAAGTCCATCCATCACAAGGCTTTAAATGTGAAGAAGGCGTTTCATTGGTTGCCGCCCAGGTAGTTTCCCAAAAGACCCATGAAGGAAATTTGGACACGGCCTTTAGTCGCAACCAAACCAGCGAATTGGAGGATGCGGATGTCCCATTCTAGAGGTCTTGGTGTAAATGGCGTGCTTTCGCGCGAAATTGATGCTCATGGCTCAAGAAAGATTGAACAAAAACGTGATTATATCGGAGCCAGCAGTATAGGCTCCGATTGTCTTCGCCAGATTTGGTATGAATATAACGGGTTTAAAGGGACAGTCGATCCAAGAATATTAAGAATATTTGAGGTCGGCAAGCGCCTTGAAGGCCTTGTATTGCAATGGTTAGATGATGCAGGAATAAAAGTAAATGAACAACAACATACTTTTTTTGACAAAGAAATGCCTTATTTCCAAGGCCATTGTGACGGGATATTAGAATGGCCTCCTGCAATCCTTGAGATAAAGACCGCAAAAGATGCCTCTTTTAAGCAGTTCATAAAGCATGGCATAAAAAAATGGATGCCTAAATATTATGACCAATTACAGGCCTATTTAGGCATGAGTGGGCTTGTTAATGCATATATACTTGTATTGAACAAAGATGATAGTTCGTTGTTCGATGAAAAAGTGACGTTCGATGCACAAAGATATAACGAACTAAAAGAAAAAGCACGCCTTGTCCACGATGCAAAAATAGAGCCACCCAGAATAAACGGCAATCCGGCCTGGTATCAATGCAAGATGTGCAAGTTTAGGAAAATATGCCATGAATGATACAAGCCTAGAAAATATTATTAAAAAACTTCCATATCAAATAGAGGTAACAGTTTTTAAATCCAATGGAAAATGTCATAAGCCTGAGGTTTACGACTTAATTATTGTTTTATATCGAAATGAAATTTCATATAGAAGGTTGGAATGTAGCAATAATGGAACATTAAAGCTGACTGATAAATTAATAGAATTTTACGATGGAGAGCTTATAGATAATGTAAAAAAAATACTAGATTGGCTTCATAGTACAGAAACTATAACGTTCAAAAAAATCTATGCCGGAGAACGTCATGAATAATAGCGATCTAGAACCATCATTGCACGAAAAGGCTTTACATAGAGAAATAGTTTTTGCTATAAGGAAGTTTCTGGTCTGTGCCGATGACTCTATGAGAGAACGACATATTGCAGTTTTTAATGTTTTAAAACCATTGGCTGAAGAGGCCAATTATATGAGCGAGGTTTGGTTAGAAGATGATGTACGATAAAATGGACAAAAAAGACAAAGAAAATGCTGACATAGCCAACATGCTTTCCGACAAACTTTCTTTGAAAATAGCAGCAGTGATAGAGAATTTTGAATGCCCAATAAAATTTTTTCCCGCAACAATAAGGCTAACATTGCTAAAAATTGCAGGATTTGTTTTTTATGAACTTGGGGCAAACGACAAAATATCAATCAAAGAAGACATTGATTTGTTTTTTGAAAATCTATTGGCTATAGGGGAGCAAATGAAAAAATTGGAAGAAAAGGAGAACGAACATGGAAGGAACCAATGATAAAATGTGCACATGCGGACAAGTCCATAATTTAGATGAGGTACATAAACTTACAGAATACATTTGGGAAGGCTTAAGACGTTATTCAAAAGAAACTCCTATTGATAGGCATATGATGGCGAATGCCTTTTTCCAGGTTTGTGCTTATTTTTTTATAGAGCATTCCCCGCAAAGTCTGCCAGGACAAATAGAGGAAATAGAAAACTTTTCTAAGGCCTTATTAGATACCGCGCATCAAAACGCGCCGTCATTGCAATAAGGGGAAAATATGCAAAACAACAAAGGCACTAAATTGTCTAATTTTTTGTTTGATCAAATTGGTGAATTCTTGAAAACCAATGAGGTAAAAAACAGCGAAATGATATTGACGCTTTCTACAATGTTGCTGACTTTGATTGGTACTTTGAGAACAACAAAAGAGGTCAAGCTTGAAATGATAGACAAACAATTTCAGGCCATAAGGCATGCAATAGAAGCAACAGAGGACAAAACCCATCAATGAGTATGTTTTATTATTTAAACGAGGATCATTCTGTTAGGGTTTGCTCTAGTGATGAATGGTCAAACCAATTTGAAGAAATGAGGCGAAAAGGCACGCATCATGTTGCCTGTGATCAGGTTGGTAAACACAGCGTATCTACAGTTTTTCTTGGAAACAACCATAATTTATACTTGGGAAAACCCTTAATTTTTGAAACAATGGTTTTTGCAGGAGATAGTGCTATTGATGATTATTGCGAGCGTTATTCCACATGGGATGAGGCAATAGAAGGCCATAAAAAGGCGATTGAATGGGCAAAAAAGGCTACAATAAAATGAAACAAGATAAAGATGAATTACCCTTGTTATTTCGTTTTCATCAAGGAGGACTTGATCAGTCTATGGAGACAATTATCGAGATACGCTCATTTGATCACCTCCTTTCCCATATTAGGTCGCACTGGGATGTGCCTATATCGCATTTAAACATAGTTCCATATTGTTTTGATGACCGAATAGGTTGGGACACACATATGGTTCAAGCCGCTCTTGGCACTGATCCTATAATCCTTTATCCCATTGGATTTTTAAATAGGCATCCTAACTGGATTATTCGTGAAAACACTCCGCCCATATCAGAATGATGCTATAAAAGAATGCTGGGATGCTCTCAAAAAAAATGATGATCCAGTCCTTCTTATGGCTTCTGTAGGTGCAGGAAAAAGCCTAATGTTGGCACACATTTTGCTTAAAATTATGAAGGCAGGCAAAAGAGCGTTGTGCCTGGTAAACAATGCAGAACTAGTCAGAAACAACCATGCAACCTTTCAATCAGAGGGAGGAATAGCGTCAATTTATTGCGCCGCCCTTGGGACTAAGGATTGTTCATCGGGTATAATATTTGGAACACCTCAGACTATTTTAAACGGAGTTAAAAATGGCGAGCCTATATCTAAAATTGTCTTTAATCTTGTCGTTGTTGATGAAGCACATGCGATCAACTACGCCAATGATAGTAACTTATTTATGCGTATTTTGCGCCATTATAAGCACCAATACCAACATATGCGACTACTGGGAGCAACAGGCACAAACTTTCGGTTCAAAGGTTCTGAAATTGTTGGGGACAACGCCCTGTTCAAGTCACAAGTTGGAAACATCACAACCGAACAATTAATAAACCAGGGATTCCTTGTACGCCCATCTTTTTCTGTTGACCCAAATTTAGTACTCGACTTTTCCAGTGTTCGTATCAAACAAAACGGGCTTTTTGACAGCAAGCAATTAGAAGACGTTGTTACAAAAAGCGCACGCTTGACAGAGCTTATCTGTAAACAGGTAGTCCATATCATGGAAAGCCAGGGAAGGCGCGGGGTGTTTTTCTTTGCAACCACCAAAAAGCATGCCTATGAGATTTTTTCTCATTTGCCGCCTGATCAATCTGCAATAATTTTAGGGGAGACACCGCAGGATGAGCGCACAGAAATTTTGGAAAAGGCACGAACGGGTTGTATTAAATACCTGGTTAATATTGCAATTATTAGCGTTGGGGTGGACGTTCCTAGTTACGACACAATCGCTTATCTGCGCCCAACAGAAAGCCTTGTACTATTGGTTCAAACCATGGGAAGGGTTTTGCGGTTATCCCCTGATACTGGAAAATCCGAGGCACTTGTTTTGGATTTTTCTGCCAATATTGATCGCCACCGTGATTGGGATAATCCGATCTTGGAGGATGCGGTTGCACAAACCATAGACAAAGACAAACCTCTTGTAATATTATGCCCATGCTGCCAAACCATGAATACAGAGCATGCCAGGCGTTGTGTAGGCGTTCCAGATGACAAAAGATGCGACTATTATTTTGAGTTTAAGCCCTGCACAAACCAAAAATGTCAGGAGCAAAACGACATATCATCACGCCATTGCAGGGCGTGTGGTCAAGAGCTTATCGATCCTAATGAGAAATTAAGTCTTGCACCTGTTCAGGTTGAGAAGAAAGAAATGACAGTAGTTGACGCAATATTTTCTATTCGCGATACAATCAAAGGGTTTAGTGTATTAGTTGAATATAATTGTAGAGATAATAGAGGCCACCGTCGACTTGTAACTGAAAGCTATAGTCCTATAAGCGAAAAAGCAAAAAATATGTTTTATGGTCAATTTGTTAAAAAACACTGCGCTAATCCCGGGGAATGGTATAGGCATTTAGATGACAAACAAAAGGTCATTGAAATGCTAAAAAAGGTAAATACGCCTTTTTTCCTAACCGTGATTAACGATCAAGATAAAGGATTCAGGATTCAAGGAAAGCATTTTTCATGAATGATTTATATAAAATGCGTCTTGGTGTATTAAAAGAGCTTAAAAACGTACATAGATTTATAGACAATATTGAGCGCAGTGTTAGGGCAAACAATCCAAGGGCAATTGAACGCGCTTATATGCTTCTTTGTCATTTGGTAAGGGAAATGGATCAGGGCAGCATGGCCCCTGATTCCGTGGCCTTAGATGTTGAATTAATGCAGGCAGTACACAACCAAGAAAATAAGCCAGGAGAGTACAAGGATGATGATTGACAGTACAGCAATACATGAGGAACTTAATCAGATTGCTATATCATTTACGCCTGAGAACCAGTTTACAGCTATTGATGCCTTAATTAAGGTACGTAAAGCATTAATAGAAATCGAAGCAGAAACGGCATGTCAGAATGCCAAACTTAAAATGGAAAATCATAAATGAGTCAACAAATCTATAATCTGTATAAAAAAAGCATGTTATTGTTAGAAGAGTATGAGGCTTCAAAAACTGAAAACGAACCTGAAGAAGTTTTAAAAATGGCAGAAACTCTTCGTGGAACACTTGAAGCGATAGAATTAGCATGGCCAAACATTGCTGAAAAGATTTCTCGCGACAAGCATATGCAGGAGTCATTTACCTATCTGCAAGTGGATTTTATTTGTTATCAAATTGGAGACTGGTATTTGGAATGGCAAGACAAGATGTGGGTTAGTGGCCAGCCTAATCAACATTGGCTTGGAACTGCAAAAGAACAACTTAAGAGCATGATTTGTGG